TGCACAACTTGAGGGATTGGATTGGTGTTGAAGGCGTCAATGTGAAGGAATTAGGCGGCTCGACACAAGATCCCTCCAAACATTTTGAGATCTTGATCGATATTATTTGCGCGACCCGTCGTATACCCAAACGGATCTTCTTAGGCTCTGAACGGGGTAGTCTGGCGAGCGAACAAGATGAGCGCAATTGGAAAGAAGCGATCAGTGCGCGGCAGCAAAACGTAGCGACTCCACGGTATCTTCGTCCCTTACTTGATCGTTTGATTAGCCTGAATGCTCTCCCAACGCCGGGGCAAGACTATACCGTGACCTGGGAGAACATCCTGGCGCTCTCTGCCAAAGATCAAGCCGCGATTGCCAAAGACTATTCTACAGCACTCTCTTTATATGTTGGGCCAGGAATGGGCACCGCGGTTGTCCCGCCTGAAGAATTCAGGGAACAGTGGTTAGGGCTACCCGCGGCTCCTGATACGCCCGTTGTGGACCTGACGCCAGGACCAGAGGAGGCGTAGCCCATGCCCCTCACCCTGACCCTTGCTCATACCCCCAGACTAGCCCTTCAGGTCTATGCTACCCTCACCCCTTGGCGCGTCCTGCATGCCCAGGCGGGCGAGCTGGAAGGCCAGTTGCAGACGCTCTGGGATAGCGTCTTCAGCGACCTGGCTGACAGCCTCGACGTCGCCACGCTGGCCGCCGCCCTGGCGCATGGCCCACTGGCCGCCGAGCATACCGCCTGGTCGGCCTGGCACGCGGTCACCCAGGCGCAGACGCGGGCGCCGTTGCTCGCGCTCCTGCATGGAGCGGCTGGTAGCATCAGCGAGGCCCTGATGCCGGGCCTCCAGCAACTCCTCCAGGCCCCCGCGCTGCGCTTCGACGTGCCAACGCCCGACATGACGCACTACATTGACCAGTATGTGGGCCAGCAGCTGGTCGACGTGACCCAGACGACCCTCGCTAACATCCGCGGCGTGGTGCGTGACGCCGTGGCCGAGGGCCGGACGGTGCAGCAGACGGCCCGCGCCATCCGGCCCCTGATTGGCCTGACGCCGCGCCAGACACGCGCGGTGGAGGCCCTGCGCCAGCGGCTGACCGATGAGGGCCAGTCGCCGGCGCAGGTGCAGCGCGCGGTCGAGCTGGCGGCGGCGCGGGGGGTCAGGCTGCGGGCGCAGCAGATTGCCCGGACGGAGAGCATGGACGTGGCGAATGAAGCCAACCACCAACTCAATCAGCAGGCCCAGGATGAAGGGTGGTTGCCAGCGGATCAGCGCCGGCAGTGGCAGATCACGGATGACCAGCGCACCTGCCCGGCGATCTGCAAGCCCATCCCAGAGATGAATCCGCAGGGGGTGGGGTTGGGGGAGCCGTTTGAGACGCCGATTGGGCCGATCATGCGGCCGCCAGCACACCCGCAGTGTTTAACGGGGGACACGCTCATAGCGGCCAGTAGTAGGATTACGGCGGTTAGTAAACGGTGGTACGATGGGGAGATGGTCCATGTGCTCACATGCAGTGACAAGCAACTCACCTGTACCCCCAATCATCCAATATTGACGCGCCATGGTTGGATCGCTGCGGGTCTGCTCCACGCAGGTGACAATATACTCTGCACCAGCAGGCAGCAAGGGGTAGTGCTTATTGATATGGATCACAAGACAATGCCATCCGTGCTGGAAGAGATAACGCAAACGTTCTTCAGCACGGGCCAAGTGACGACCAGAGAAATGCCAATTACCGCCGAAGACTTCCACGGCGACGGGACAGGCTCCCAGGTCGCAGTTATAGGGACCGATGGCTTGTTGCGGCATCGTGCGCAATCCACGCTGCGCCAACATATCGTGCAGCACCACTTCCAGGGGCGAGCCCTGGCGCAGGCGTTGATTGCGCAGGGCGGCTTGTACCAGCGTGGCTTGACTCCGTTGGCTGCCATGGGTTGCGCGGTGTGCCGCTTCTGTTTGATGACGACGTGCCTCGGGCGTCATCTGGCTCCATTTCAGGGTTTCGGCTTCGCTTCGGCCTCGACGTGGAATATGCTGCTGGCGCAGCACCCGTGCAATAACATGGCGTGCAACGCCTTCACGATCTGCGAGGGCCTTTTCAGACATACCGGATTGATAGTCGCTGAGGATCTGGTCGAGGTGCGGAAATATATGTGGCAGGGCCATGTCTATAATCTCCAGACTGATGATGGATGGTACAGCGGCAATAATATTATAACACACAACTGCCGCTGTGCGGTGAATCTGGTGATGACATGATCATTGATGGATACGCCCCAGATTGGGAAAAAAGCCTTGAAAAGTCGGCGGTTTTTGTCTGTATCGCCCATGCCAGTTACGACCAGGCTGGGACGTTGCAGGCGAACCAACTCCGGTATGCGATTGCGCTGCAGAAGCCGATCTTTGTGCTCATCCTGCCTGGTCGCCGCCTCCCCAGCGTCTTATCCGGCTATGCTGATCTGACGTGCGTGCGTAGTCAGGGCCGGCAGCGCAATGCCGCTTGTCTGCGGCGGTGGTTAGAGCAGCACGGAGTAATCATATGAAAGCGGCTGGGTTTCATAGTAGTCTATGTAAGATATTGAGAATGCAGGCGCAATTGGTATGTAGGGATACACCAGTTGCGCCTGGGTTGCAGATCTGAGGCAGGAGTATGGCCTTGCAGGTGAATGGCCCCCTCGGTCCCTCGCTGGCCGCCCTGGCCGGGCAAATGGAAGAGTTCGGCCTGAGCAAGGATGTGTTGACCTTTTGGCTGATGTTTTGTCGCGCCAAGACAACGGGCAGCGTGACGTTTCATCATTTTCAGGGCCGAATAGAACTATACGAACCGCATTATAAAAAACTCCTCACTGCCAGCGAATCCCACTTGCCACAAGTCTAGCGTTATACTACCTTCTCTCTCATCTTTCCGTATGGCTATAAGTAGCGTAGCGTTTTCCTAGGTTATCTGCGCGTGGCTGGGCCTGGTTAGGTGTGGCTTGGTTGGGCTCGGTAGGGTTCGGTCCGGCACGGCAGGGCGCGGCGCCGTAGGGCGAGGCAAGGCAGGGTCAGGGTCATGGCATGGCAGGACATGCTCCGGCGGGGCTAGGTGAGTCGGGGCTTGGTTGGGCACGGCACCGCTAGGCTGGGTGAGGGCAGGCACGGCGTGGCCAGGCGAGGCGTGGACGGGCTAGACCTGGCGAGGTAGGGCCTGGTCCGGCCGGGCGAGGCAAGGCAAGACTGGGTGCGGCTGGGCGAGGTCATGGTAGGGCATAGTTAGGTTTGGCGTGGTAAGGCTCGGCTCGGCTGGGTCAGGGCTTGGTCAGGCGGGGCTGGGCATGGTGGGGCGCGGCTTGGTCCGGCGGGGCCGGGTTGAGCAAGCCTAGGCGGGGCAGGGTCAAGGCCAGGTGAGGCCAGGCGGGTCAAGGCCAGGTGAGGCCGGGCGGGTCTGGCCGGGGTTGGGCTTGGCGGGGTAGGGCAAGGCCCGGCTTGGTGTGGGTGGGGTTGCTGTCTGAGCAACCCCTTATTACAACAAGGAGATTCCTATGGCAACAGCACGAAGGATCAAAAATCCCCGGCCATCTGCAGACGAGGCACCCGAGGACGAGGCGAAAGCGGACCTCCCGCCCACCATCGCCCGGGTCCAGATTGATCTCTGGGGCATCAAACCCTTGCTCATGCATAATGAGCGCCTGGCGAATCCGTTTGATCCGATCACCCGCGATATTGCGGCCATCACATCGAAGCGGACACGCCAGACCGAAGATGACAAGCGTCAGGTGCAGCGTCTCGAATGGGAAGGCGGCCTCTACTTTGACCGTGGCGCTCCCGCCCATGGGGAGCTGCCGGCGCGCGCCGGGGTTGGTCCGTATATCCCCAGTGCCAACCTGAAAAAATGCCTGGTCAATGCGGGCGCGATTTATCGCGCCGGAACGTCGCTCATCCGGGCCCTCTTCCCCGAAGATACCGAAATCACCTTGCTCTACGACGGACCGCGTGATATTGATGGCCTCTGGGAGGCAGGGTTTCTGGATGCCCGCATGGTGGGCGTGCAGCGGAACAAAGTGTTGCGCACGCGCCCCAAATTTGAGCAATGGGCTTTGAGTACGGTGTTTATGGTGGAAACGACCATCGTCGACATTTACTCGCTCACGCGCTATCTGGAGACGGCGGGGACGACGACGGGCCTGGGCGACTATCGCCCCACCTTTGGCCGCTTTCGCGGCAAATTGACGCCGTTGACGCCGAAGGAGTGACCGATGTTTGACCGCAATCCTGAGTTGACCGCCCAGCGGGAAGCGTTGTTTGACGTGCTCGCGCAGGCCGCCTATGGCACGTTCTTTCCGCATGTGTCCTTATGCGAAATCCTGGACGAAGATTATGAAGACGGACCGATCCGCGTAGGAGGCTACCATAAGCGCATACGTGAAGTGGCGGCCCGCCT